TTGTAACCTTGACCCGACGATAGTAAGCATTCGCATTCGCTGTGAGCGCAATCGTCGCCGCAGTATTTGCAGCTTCTGCACCAGCAACCGCAAATGGGTTAGCCGCCATGCCGTAACGAGTCTTGAACCCGATCTTAGGCTGGAAGCTGTTCTCACCAACCGCACGAACCATCTGGAGAGGAACGTATGGGCAGTAGAACAGTCCGGCGTCATAAGGCGAAGTTCCCTTATAACCGACAACGTAGTATTGCGAAGCAGCTACGTTAGCAGAATACGGGTCAACGTAAACCTTGTAACGGCCGTTCATGACACCAGCAAATGTTGTCTGTGTGTCATCGACGTTAAGGTTGTTGTTGAGAGCAGGCGTGTAGTCAAGGACACCAGCCATCTGAAGAGCAGACGCAACGTCAGCAGAACAGACAATCATGTTACCTTTACCACGACGAGTTCTCTGACCAATCGCATTCGCATCTCTTTCGATAGCGAACATCAGACCTTTGAACTTCTCAACCGACCAACGACCATTGGAGTCCGTGTCCAAGTCGAAGATACCGGCTGTCGTTGTGTTAACCGCAGCACCCTTTTCAGCAGTCTTGTAGATCGAGCGAACAACCTCACGGTTGATTTCAGCAAGAATTTCTGTCGAAAGAATGTTAGCAAGTTCTGTTTCAGCATCCAAACCGTGGATCGCCTTGAGGTCCTGAGCAAGTTCCATCGAATACTCAGCTTTCAGAGCACGAGAAACCGCCGTAACCGTTGACTTATCAATGCTGAACGACATCTCAGCAAAAGCGTTTGTAGCACTATCACCAAGCGCTTCAGCTTCAGCAGTTGTCATACCAGTTGCGAATGTGTAAGTTCCAGCAGTAGGACTGTCGTTAAGAACGGCAGGGTTGCTTTCACTCGCACCAATGTCTCCACCACCGATTGTACCGGCAGCGTTCTGGTTCGAGAAGTCACCAGAGAAGCCGTTGGCGGCCGCACCAGTTGTCTCATCAACCAACGCTTCTTCACCGTCCATCGACAGGTGACGAGCACGCATCGCAAAGATAAGACCCGTAGGACCAGTCATTGGCTGGACACCACAGATATCATAAGCAATGAGGTTAGGCATCGCACGGCGAACCAGTGAGATCAGAATTGGGTCCCAGTTCGATACGCCGGATGTGTTGCCTGTTGGAACACTTTCCGAAAGGAAAGCAGCGTCTTCTTTAAGAGCAGCCTCTTGGTTCTCAAGAATTACCGTGGTAACAGCCCGACGATACGAATCTTCAATCTGGGGAAGATCAGGATGTTGGAGGACCGGCGACCACTTTTCTTGTAGATGTTCTGTTTGAAACATTTGTTTCTCCTTTATTAATTATTACATCTATTTATTATGTTTATAATTTAAACAGCGCCTTTGATACGTTTTTCTGTACGACCAATAGCAGACATATACGCCTTCATTGCGTCAGTCGTATCAATGTCCTGTTCGGCGCTACCATAGTTATCATCATCATTATCATAAGTCTCACTGGCGTTCACTTTCGGGAAATAACTTTCCTTCAGAGTGCCCAACTTCTCACGGAATGTGTCTTGATCACTAAAATCAATCTCTTCTGTGAGTGACTTAAACTTCTCAAACTGTGTATCAGTCAAATCGGAGGCAGACTCCAAGATGACCTGTTCCCGAACTAATTCAGAATTTGCAGTTTTCATCTCAATATTTTGTTCCATGATACTATTCAACTGCTCTTCCAGTTCAGCAATTTTCTCAGATTGTGCTTCAAGAACATCATACTTTTCGTCTGGAACGTCAATGTAATGATCTTCAAACAACTGTTTCAAACCAGAAATAAAGTCTTCAGCAATCTCACCTTTAAGTCCACGCTCAATTGCCAACTCGTTTTCTTTCATCCATTCCTCTACAACATAATCGAGGTATTGATCTACTTTCTCAGATAGAGTATCTTTATACTCATTAATTTCAAATGCCATAGCATTCTGTTGCTCTTCAGTAATTCTTGTTAACTCTTCACGAGTCTTTGACTTAACCGCAGCTTCAAAGATTGTTGCAGCCTTTTCCTTGAATTCTTCAGAGAGGTCTTCGCCGGCAACAAGGGCATCGACATCAGACGAAACATCAATACTCTTGATGTAGTCCTCAACGACTTCTTCATTCTTCTCAGAGGGTAAATGACCACCCATTTTCATATACGCAGCCATAAGGTCTTTCTTGTTCATGGTTTCCATTTTCTTGTGCATGTCAGCCATAAGTTCTTCTTTAGACTTATCTTCCATGTCTGCATCTTCGTGGTGAGCTTCAGATTTTACAATCTTCATGTCCTTTGCCATAACTTTTTCTTCAAGACCGTGTTTGAACTGAACATCATACCACTCGACATTTCCATCATCGTCAGGAATAGCGTGTGACTTCAGAACTGGTTTACCTAAACCAAACTCTGGATGCTCAACGACTGTCGCACAGTCGTGGTCTTTAGAATGACAAAGCTCACGGATTTCTTCATCCGTATAACCTTCTTTTACTTTTTGCATGGGGTCTGGTTTCCCTTCGCTTTTCTGCGCCGGATCGCCGGAAATTTCTTTAGCCGCAGCAGACGCTTTTTTACCTGAGTCTTTTGCGTCTCCGAGATCGTCAGCTTCATTTTTCTTGTCGTCTTTTTCTGGAGGCACCGCACCCTTTTTAGGCGCATCATGAGCAGCTTCTTCAAGCTCCGCAAGAACTTCTGCTTCCAGTTCTTCAATTGTTTGGTCTAGTTCAGACATAGGAAGTCTCCTTTTTTGTTAAATATATTTATAAATTATAATTTCTTGAGGAACTTAGCAAAAGCTAAAGCAGCTTCATTCGCTTGTCTTTGACGTTTCTTAACATCAAAACTTCTTTTTACCTCCGCAACATGAGCTTCAACCAAAGAACCGTGGTTCCAAACCCACTCTTTACCCTCCATAATACCCTGTACAAATGCACTAGGTGCAGAAGGGTCAGCGACAATATCCGCTGCCGCTGCAAGGTAAAAATCATTTCTCACATACTTGGCACCGTCCCTCTCGTCCAAGCTTCCCATACCTCTAGACGACACTCCCAACTTAGCTCCCTCGTCCATCAAAGTCTTGACGATTTCGCCCATTGGAGTGCCTAAGATTCGAGCTTCACCCATGATATTTTTGCCATCTGGATACAATTCAGTGACAAGGTGTGAAACTCTTTCCAAATTTACGGTTGGACCCTCTGGGTGACCCAACTCTCCATATGCTCTATTTTCACTGACAAATTTTCTATTGTAGTTTTTAACTTCTTTTGTCAGGACTTCCATAGGATATACTCGACCATTACGGTTTTTGATATCCCCTTGCATAAAAATACCACGAATTTTGTAATTTTTCTTACCATCGTTTTCTTCACAGATATACTCTACATTCTCAATGGCCTCTGCTATAAGTTTCATCATTATGCTCCTGCATGTCCTAAACTTATTTCTTCAACATAAACAGCACCATCACTACTAGCAGTTTCGTTAATCACTGAAATACGATAACCAGTTGGGTTATAGTCAAAAACTAAATATGAACCATCATCATATTCAGCACCAACTGTTCCCTCTTCCAACAAAATCTGACTGCCAGCGTCAGATGAACTAGAGTCTGTGCCATTTAAGGTAACTGGTGATTCAACAGCAGAGAGAGGTCTTACTGAAGGCACCACAGTGGTTGTGGTGTTTGCTTTTAAATAAAATCCATTTGAACTGGTTACTGTGGAGTAGTCATCTGAAATGAGAAAGAAAACATCGTTACCGCCAAACTCTGTAACTCGAAAAGATGTTGCCAAACTTAACGTGCCAATATCTGTATCGTGAGCAGCGTCATCACCAAGGGTTGCAGCTGAGATTGTACCAGCATTTCTTAAAGTTTTAAATGACATATTCTACTCCTATATGGTTAACATTTCTCTTTCAAAATATTTCATGAGTTCTTTTTCGGGAACTTTGAATTTTTTTGACACTTCTTTTATAGTTTTTTCAAAAGTATTTAGGAAATCTGAAGGTTTAGCATCCATAGTTTTAAAGATAGAATCGACCGCATTTCTCATTTTTGGAGACAATTTTTTGTATTCAGTCGTTTTTTTGTGTTCATCTTTCTCAAAAACCACGTTTTGATAAAGTTCTTCAATCCGTCTCATCATGTGCCTCTTGATTTACAAAAGTCTTCGACAACTCTTGACGTTTTACCTCTAAGGCTTTACCAACCTTATCAATCATTGAATTTCCAAAATGTGCTTCAGCTTCTAAATTTTCACCTGACGCAATACTGTCAATTATTTCTCTAGACATTTACTTCTCCTCATCATCTACTTCTTGACCATCATATTTTGCAACATCGTCTGGGGATATAACATCTCCACCTTGTGATGGATATCTTGTTATACCATCAGTGTTTTGTGGAATGTCAATGCCACCCTCATCTGGGTCAAGACCAGCCTCTTTGTTAATCTGTCTTTGCATCTCATCAATCTCATTGTCTGTCATACGCAAGACTTTTTTCATCACATACTCTTTACTAAAGAACGTGCCAATATATGACTCAATCGTTCCCAAGTTATTCATTCTTTCGTTGAGAAGTTCAGAGTCCTTCAACTCTGCAAAGTGACCGTCTGCCAAGAAATCATACTGAATATGTTCTTGCATCAACTTCCAATCATCCAACGATATAACATTCTTCAACAACAACTGTGTTTTTAGAATGTCAGTGAATAGCGGTGTAAACTTCTTTCGTATTCTCTGAACAAACTTGGTAAACTTTAACTCGTCCCTCGTAATCTCTGTGGCTCTACCCAAACTAAAGTTTGACTCTGCTTCTAGTCTTGAGATAGGGACATTCAATGACCTAAACAGTTTTCTCTGAAA